CCTGAAAGTACAAGTAAAGATGAGTGGAAAGCTGAGGGTTCAGTAATGAGAGGGTTTGAATCAATGTGTCACGAACTATCATTAGTTGGATGGACAGCAACACAGGGTAACAGAAGCTCTATATCTTCTGAGGTTGTTACTACTGACCAAATGGGTGGTTCTATTAAGAAAGCACAAGTTGGACACGTTATCATTACCGTGGCTAAAACTTTACAACAAAAAGAAATGAACTTGGCAACAATTGCTATTACCAAATCACGTATTGGTAAAGATGGGGTAGTGTTTGAGAACTGTAAGTTCAACAACGAACTACTTGAAATCGATACAGAGTCATCTGTAACCTTCTTAGGTTTTGGGGAACAACAAGAAGAAAGAAAACGTGACCGAGTTAAAGAACTTTTAGAAAAAAGAAAACAAAGAGAAGAACAAAAACAATAATATAAATTAAAATAAACAAGAATTATGGACGCATCACAAAAAATATTGTCAGATTTAACCGTTTACATGAAGTACGCTAAATTTGTACCAGAATTAAACAGACGAGAAACATGGGAAGAATTGGTAACCCGTAATATGGAAATGCATATTAAAAAATACCCATCTCTAAAAAATGAGATTAAAGAAGTATACAAAATGGTATATGATAAAAAGGTATTACCTTCAATGAGGTCAATGCAATTTGGTGGTAAACCAATTGAGATTTCTCCAAACAGAATCTACAACTGTGCTTACTTACCTATCGACCACTTGGATGCATTTGCTGAGTCAATGTTCCTATTATTAGGTGGTACAGGTGTTGGGTATTCAGTTCAAAAACATCATGTTGAAAAATTACCTGAGATTAGAAAACCAAAATCAAATAGGTCAAGACGATTCTTAATCGGAGACTCTATTGAAGGATGGGCAGACGCAATTAAAGTATTGTTCAAATCTTATTTTGGAGAACAGTTATCAACACCTGAATTTGATTTTTCTGACATCAGACCAAAAGGAGCTCAACTTGTAACATCAGGTGGTAAAGCACCAGGCCCTCAACCTTTGAAAGATTGTATACATAAATTAAAAGGTATGTTGGACTCAAAAGAAGACGGTGAAAAATTAACACCAATTGAAGTTCATGATATGGTTTGTCATATTGCAGATGCTGTGTTAGCTGGTGGTATCCGTAGAGCGGCACTTATCTCTTTATTTAGTGCTGACGACAACGAAATGATTTCTTGTAAATCAGGTTCTTGGTGGGAAAAAAATCCACAAAGAGGTAGAGCAAACAACTCAGCAGCACTTGTTAGACACAAGATTACAAAAGAATTCTTCATGGATTTATGGAAACGTGTTGAAGCGTCAGGAGCAGGTGAACCTGGTATCTATTTTACAAACGATAAAGATTGGGGAACAAACCCATGTTGTGAAATCGCATTGAGACCAAACCAATTCTGTAACTTATGTGAGGTAAATGTTTCTGACATTGAATCACAAGAAGACTTAAATGCTCGTGTTAAAGCTGCGGCGTTCATTGGAACACTTCAAGCGGGTTACACTGACTTCCATTACTTGAGAGACATTTGGAGAAGAACAACTGAGAAAGATGCGTTGATTGGTGTATCTATGACAGGTATTGGTTCAGGTGTAGTTTTAGGATATAATATGAAAGAAGCTGCGAAAGCGGTTAAAGAAGAAAATACAAGAGTTGCTGAATTGATTGGTATTAACAAATCAGCTCGTATGACAACTGTAAAACCTGCGGGAACAACTTCATTGACGTTGGGAACATCATCAGGTATTCACGCTTGGCACAACGACTACTACATCCGTAGAGTACGTGTTGGTAAGAATGAGGCAATCTACAATTACTTGGTGACAAATCACCCTGAACTAGTTGAAGATGAATTCTTCCGTCCACATGACACAGCGGTTATTTCGGTTCCACAAAAAGCACCTGAAGGGGCAATTTTGAGAACTGAAAGTCCTTTCCAATTGTTAGAACGTGTTAAGAAAATTACACAAGAGTGGGTTAGACCTGGTCACAGAACTGGTTCAAACAGTCACAACGTATCTGCAACTATCAGTTTAAAGGCTGAAGATTGGGAATTAGCAGGAGATTGGATGTGGGAAAACAGAGATTTCTATAATGGATTATCTGTATTACCTTATGATGGTGGTAGTTATATTCAAGCACCATTTGAAGATTGTACTGAAGAAGAATTTGAAAGATTATTTGCAAAACTTCACTCAATTGATTTAAGTAAAGTTATTGAGTTACAAGATAACACTGATTTGAGCGGAGAATTGGCTTGTGCTGGTGGAGCTTGTGAAATCAAGTAATATTAATAATAACAATAAAAATAAGGGGGGGAAGGTAAAACTTCTCCCTTCTTTATTTTATATGGAAGATGGAAAATATGTCTTTACCGAAGAATTCCATTTAGAAAGAGGTTCTTGTTGTGGTTCAGGTTGTAGACATTGTCCTTATTTTCCTGCTCACAAAAAAGGAAATACTACTATATTTATAAACAATGGCTAATGGTGTTACATATGGTATAAATTTTCCCTTCAGAGATTCTTTTAGGGGGGATTACTTACAATTAACGGAATTAGAGTCACAAGAAATTAAAGCTGACTTGATGTTGTTATTGTTGACAAGGAAGGGTTCAAGATATTATTTACCACAATTTGGTACAAGATTATATGAATTTCTTTTTGAGCCTTTTGATGGTATTACCTTTGACGCTATTGAATCTGACATCAGAGATGCAATTGAAACTTTTATGCCAAACTTATTGGTTAATAGTTTAAGTATTACACCTGCTGACCCACAGGAAGAAGTGGATATTGCCACAGGTCAAAACGTTGTAGGAACAAGCGAATCGTCAATTTACCGATTCCCTGGCAAAGGTACTTCAGAGTACACAGCAAAAATAAGATTAGATTACTCAACAAATGGTTCAACATATGCTCAGAGTGATTTTGTAATTATAAATATTTAATACAAATGGCAAATAATAGAATATCATACGCATCTAGGGATTATCAGTCAATCAGGACCGAGCTCTTGAATTATACTAAAACTTACTATCCTGACTTAATCCAAGACTTTAACGATGCTTCGGTCTTCTCCGTATTCATTGATTTAAACGCCGCGATTGCGGACAACTTACATTATAACATTGACCGAAGTATTCAGGAGACTGTTTTACAATATGCTCAACAAAGGTCATCAGTTTATAACATAGCCAGAACCTACGGTTTAAAATTACCAGGACAAAGACCATCAGTTGCTTTAGTTGATTTCTCAATTACAGTCCCTGCTTTTGGTGATAAAGAAGATGAAAGATATCTTGGAACATTGACAAGAGGTTCACAAGTTGTTGGAGCCGGAATTGTTTTTGAAAATGTTTATGACATTGATTTTGCTTCACCATATAATTCTCAAGGTTTTCCCAATAGATTAAAAATACCAAACTTTAACTCAAATAATATTTTAGTTAATTATACAATCACAAAAAGAGAAATTGTTGTAAATGGTATTACAAAGGTATTCAAACGAGTTATTGGTGCAAATGATGTTAAACCATTCTTTGAATTATTTTTACCTGAAAAAAATGTGTTAGGCATTACAAGTGTATTATTAAAGAATGGTACACAATATACAAACACACCAACAACTGCAGAGTTTTTAGGTGTTGATAATAGATGGTATGAAGTGGATGCATTGGCTGAAGATAGAGTCTTTATTGAAGACCCTGCAAAAGTTTCTGACCAACCTGGTATTAAAGTTGGTAAGTATATCCAAACTCAAGATAGATTTATTACCGAATATACACCTGAAGGATTTAAGAAAATGACATTTGGTGGTGGTACCAATACCGCACAAGACCAATTGAACCAGTTCACAACTTTAGGTACAACATTAGAACTTCAAAAATATTCTAACAATTTCTCATTAGGTTCAACATTAACACCAAATTCAACATTGTTCATTCAATATAGAGTTGGTGGTGGATTGGCAACAAACTTAGGAACAAACGTAATCAATCAAATTGGTACTGTTTCATTCTTTGTTAATGGTCCATCTGAGACAACAAACTCAGCGGTAGTTAATTCATTAAGATGTGTTAACGTAACTGCGGCGGTAGGTGGAGCGGGTATTCCATCATTAGAGGAAATTAGAAACTATGTATCATTTAATTTTGCAGCTCAAAAGAGAGCGGTTACCGTACAGGATTACGAATCAATTATTAGAAACATGCCAGCTCAATTTGGAGCACCCGCAAAAGTATCTATAACAGAAAATGATAATAAAATTTTAATTCAAATTTTATCTTACGATACTTCAGGTAAATTAACCAATATTGTTTCAAATACTTTAAGACAAAACATTGCAAATTATTTATCAAACTACCGAATGATGAATGATTATATTTCAATATTCAGTGCTGAGGTTATTGACTTGAGTGTTGATGTTGCGATTGTCTTAGATTCAGCTCAAAACTCAGGACAAGTTATTTCAAGTGTTATTGATAAAATATCTGCATACTTTAACCCTCTATCAAGACAATTAGGTCAGAATGTTTATCTATCCGAGATTAGAAGTATTATTCAAAATACAAATGGGGTATTAACCGTTTCAACTTTAGATGTGTTTAATGAAGTTGGTGGTCAATATTCATCGGCAGAAACCTCTATGGAATACTCAGACCCAGAATTAAAACTTATTGGTCCTGTTGATGATACCATATTTGCTCAACCATCACAAGTGTATCAGATTAGATATCCAGGTAAAGACATTAGAGTTTCGGTTAAGAACTTCCAATCAATTACTTTTTCTTAACAAGTTTATTTATTTTTTCTTTGGATTATTATTTAATTGTGTGGGTTCACTTTAAAAATCCCGCATAAACTATTTATTAACTAAAGACATTAATGGGTCAATCATATAGAATAAGGACTGAATTAGGGGTTAACAAAACAATCAACGTACAATTAGACCAAGAGTTTGAACAGTTAGAGATTTTATCTTTAAAAATACAACAAGAAGATGTCTATATAAGAAGTTGTGCCGATTATGGAGTTATTGTTGGTAGGGTTACCGCTAACAATGGTTTTGGATTACCAAACGCAAGAGTGTCAATATTCATACCTATTACAACGGTAGATGAATCAAACCCAATTATTTCAAGTATATACCCATATAAATCACCTTCAGATAAAAATGAAGATGGATATAGGTACAACTTATTACCTTATGAAAAATCTTATTCTGTTCACGCAGCAACAGGTACAATACCATCAAGATTGGATGCTCTGACAGGAACAACCGCTGTTGAAATATATGACAGATATTATAAGTTCACGGCCAAAACAAATGATAGTGGGGATTACATGATAATGGGGGTACCATTAGGGTTTCAAACTGTTGTTATGGATGTTGACTTGTCTGATATTGGAGAGTTTTCATTGACACCACAGGATTTAATTAGAATGGGTCTTGCAACTGAAGCTCAAGTTGCGGGTAATCGTTTTAGAACATCAACAGATTTAAATTCATTACCTCAAATTATTAATTTGGTTAAAGGTATTGAAATATCACCACTTTGGGGTGACCCTGATATTTGTGACATTGCCATTAATCGTCTTGATTTTGATTTGAGAGACGAGGCAAATGTTAATATACAACCAACATCTGTTTTTATGGGTTCAATTTATTCCACTTCAGACGCTTACCGAGTTAGGAGAAATGCAAAACCTAAAGATGATATGGGTAATCTTTGTAGTTTACAATCAGGACCTGGACAAATATTAGCAATTAGACAAACCATCCAACAAGATACTATTGGTAATCCAATACTGGAACAATATCAATTAGAACAATCTGGAAATATTATTGATGGTGATGGTGTTTGGTTAACTGAATTACCAATGAACTTAGATTATTATATAACTAATGAATTTGGTGAAAGAGTTATATCAAATGACCCAACAATAGGTATTCCAACTAAGGCAAAATATAGATTTAAAATTAAATGGACTCAACCAACGGCATTAACTGAACAAACAAGACGACCATATTTTTTAGTTCCAAATATTAAAGAGTATGGATGGACAAGTTCGGTAATTGACCCAAATTTACAATTTAACCCATCGTCTAACGCAGAATTGGCTGGTTCATATTATTTTGGATTAGATTGGACCGGATACACAAATACTCAAGCGGCAATAAATTGTGATGATACTTTTTATCAATTTGACTTTAATAAAGTTTACACGGTTTCAGGGTTAATTGATGAATTTAAAAATGGTGGAAGAGGTAGGTTTATTGGGATTAAAGAAATTGACAGTCAAGATTGTGAAAGTACTATTAATAAATTTCCTGTAAATGAAGGTTTTAGAAATTTTGATTTTATTTTCTTTCTATTTGCAATTTTAATGCAATTGGTTCAAATAATTGGTATCCCATTATTAATTGTTTATCATATTGCTGCGGCAATTTTAGAAAATTATGCGAAACCTTTAATTATTGCATTAATTGGGTGGATTATTAAAAACGTTATTGCGTTTGGATTTTTGGTTGCGGTTTATATTGCGTTAATTATTGCGTCTTTTGGTGTTAGTATTGCGGGGGTAGTATCTGCGGTACTACAGTTGACCGTATGGACAATTTTGTTAATTAAAGCAAAGAAAATAAAAAAATTCATTGAACAACTAAGGTTTGGACCTTTTAAATTACCAATGGTGACTTATCCCGATTGTCAGGCTTGTGAATGTGACCCAGAGATTCTACAGTCTTCTACAAACGCCACTGAGTCTTTTTTAGTTAGTCAATTATCTAATTCATCGGCATATTATGAAAATTTAGTTAAGGCTCAAGAAAGGGCAACATCACAATCTCCAAGTGATGATACTTACGAAGCGAACAATTCATTATATGCTCAAATTTTAAGTGAGGCACTTGCAGGATTTGGTTCTAGTAATACTAATCCATCTGCATACAAAAATGGTGTGAGTTCTATTGTTACATTTCCTGACAGCGATAATACTCGAAGATTTGCTGTTTCAAAAACAATAACACCAGGAGAAAGGATAAACACTTTTAATGTTAGAAATAAATATTTCCAAGGGATTAATAGAATAAAAGCTACTTTTGCTTCAGATGTAAATAATCCTGTAGGTTTGTATCATTATGATAATACTTTAACTATATTATCACCTGAAGAATTTGAACCAGGTACTCTATTAACTTTTGTGAATCCATCATTAACCACAGATAAAAATTATTTGTGGACAGGAACTACTGGTGGTTCAGTGTTACAAGGAATAAATGGTAGAATTCAAACTGACCAATTTACTACTCAAGTAAAATATGCAATTCCAACAGATAATAGTCAAACTACGGAATCGACTACATTATATACTATACCAAGTGCAACAACTGAGTGTGTTGATAGTATTACTATAGATGTTACTACTTCAGGTACGGTGACATATAATACTTGTAATGGGGGGATTGTTATTTATAGTGCGTTAACATTAGGGTCTCATACAATAACAAATGTTAATTGTATAAGTACAACTAATTTAGGTGGTACTGCAGAATATACGGTAGTTAGTTTTGGTGAAAGTTGTCAAAGATATGTATATCCTTCAGATATTGAATACTATCAAGTACTTACTGCTATTACAATTACAACAAATATTGTTAATGGTGTACCACAATATTCAATACCTAATTTAGGTAGTGGTGTTGGGTTTTGGAACTATTTAACTGCACCAAGCTCAGTTCAAATTTATAAAGAAGTTAAAGGCAATTTAGGTAGTGATGGGTGGCTTGAAGATGGAGCACAACAAAATTTAGCCATAAGTAATTTTGCGGATTTTTCTGACTCAAAAATTTTAATTTTACAAAGAGGGGTTGACCCATATTCCCCAACGTTAATTAATCAATATGGTATTGGTAAGATATTGGGATACCCAAATGAAAACGACGTAATCATTACGGCAACAACAAAAATGAATATACCTGTTCAAAAATTACCAACAGGTTCAGTAACTACTGTTCCACAACATAACGTTCAAAATAATATTTATTTTTCATCTTATGTTTATAGTCCTGGTGTGGTAGGTTCAACAACACCTGGTTTACAATTTTCTTCATACACCACAAGTAATGTTGGATTTTATGGGGCATTAGATTCAACAACTCCCGATAGAACTATTAATTCAGGTCCAACATTTGGTAATGTTTTTGTACCAGCAACAGTATTCATTGATAAAAGTCCGTCATATGGAATAGCTAATGGTGTGGTAACCAAAACATCGAATGATTATTATTCATCCGCAATATCGGTTAGTAAGTATGATACCGCCGAGGATTTATCGGGTGGTGCAATATTAAAGTTAACTCCATTAGTTTTAAATACTATTATTTTAAATGTGATATTCCCGTTGCTCTCTTATAAGGCATATAATGACCCACCGAGTAGGGTATACTTTAGCCCAATTTTATATCCAACATTAACGGGTTCAAGTGCGTTGAACATTGTCAATTCTTCAAGAAATGTTATGAGAACTGACAGATTACCATCATCTGATTATATCGATAGTGGTGTTATAAATGGTAGTGTTAGTTTATTACAACAAAACGTAGGATTTTCTGCTTATATTATTGGTGGACAAGGAGCACCCATTAATGTAAGTGGTTACGATACAGGTGCATCTCAAGTTAATGCTGATATTGAGGGTCAACTTGCTAGTGTCAATGTGTTAGAGTCATTAAGTACTTGTGAGAGAATGGTTGGTCTTAATTGTTATAGTGGTAATAGTGTTAATTTTGGTGTTACTGCGGGATGTCAAAGTAGTGATTCAGTTCAAAATGGGTGTTATGTTTTTGCGGTTAATCCTTGGACAGATTTACAAAAAGATTTAAGGGCGTTTAGTGAGTGGGGATTTAGATTTAGATTTTTCTATGGGTTATGTCGAGGTGTTTTATCTCAAACATTTACCAACAATTGGGTAAATGGTTCATTATACACATTTCCAATACAAGTTGATACTTATTTTGACCAACAAAATAAACCATTACCACCTCAGTTTGCCAAAGAACTTGTTTATTTTGATGATAAGACTAATAACTTCTATTACAGAAGTTCACCTTATTTGTCAGGAACAACATCACCAAGATTTATTGGAAGACCAACTCTTGGATTAATAAACCCCGTTAATGACAGAAATTTATTGTTCCCAACAACAATTGTTAATTTGGGTATTAAAGATGATTTTTATCAAGAAATAATTTTTGACCCGTCAGCTAAAGGGTACATAATGAATACATTAAATCCAACAAGTTATTCGGATACTTCAGATTTGGTAAATTTATTTGTTATATCTCGTATTACAGACGAAGGATATTTGGCTCAACTTTTTACTTTTGGTAATAATGGATTGAATCAATTATTTACCAGACCCGATAGAAGAATTGATGGTGATTTAGCTCAAAGTATGTCAATTAATTCTGAGTATGGTGTAATACCTTTTTCACCTGAGTTTTATAGTGTTTATGGTACAAGTAATGACCCTGTTGTTATTTTGGGTGGACTTGATGACCCAACAATGGGTGTTTTCTTTTCTTCTACCACAGTTGATTTACAAAACAAAGACTTCTTAACGCCTGGAGTTATTGATTTTAGACCATCAAATAATGCAAATGCTATAACATATCCTTATGGTATTAAATCTCAGTATGTACCGTTTTATCAGTGGGGATTAAATCAACCATCAATACAAAGTATTTTTGGTTCACAATACAATGATTGGGTTACAAATCAATCATCAAATATTAATACTTCAGGTATTTTTGGATATAACTATCAATCATTAGATAGAAGAAATATTGGGTCGCCAAGTTATTTTATTGGGTCAAATTCACAAGTAAGTGATATATACGAAAGAGGTTATATCTTTAATGTAAACCCTAATGGTTCATATTCTTACAATGCGGGAACTTATCCAAATAAATTCTTAGTTAGCGCTCCATTCCATTTTTATTTTGGAGTAAATAAAGGATTAACTGCGTTAGATAAATTTAAAACAAAATATTCTGTAGGTGAATAAGTTTACAATTATACCGAGTAGTCAGGAATATCAGGCGGCTCCATCAGTTGACCAAGATATCACTATTACTTTAGAGCAACAGAGTCAACAAATGGTTGAATATGACCGAAGTCAAAGTATTAGTTTGGCTCAAGTATTTGATGATGAAAGACAAAGTAGTGGTATATTCAGACCCACATTCAAAGTTAATTATTTGTATGGTAACACATATACAGGTACTACTGAATATGTTCCATTTAGAAATACTTTATATTATGTTAATCCCGAACAATCTTTTGTTAGTACTATATGGAAAGGATTTCCACAATATTATGAATTTGATTTTTATAGGCCTAACATATCTGACCAACATATTAATTATGTTGCAAAAAGTGCCTACACATACAATTGGACATATTATATTAGTTATGCTCAAAGTAACAATTATTTAAAACAAATGTCATACACATTAAATAATAGTAGTTATGATTGGTATGCGTCCGAAGGTATTCCATTTTCAATTATTAATGGAACTCAAAATGGTAGTAATGTTATTAGATTTCAATGTATTGCACCACACGGATTAACTGTTGGTGAGTATGTTGAATTACCTTTCTTTTATAATCAATTAAATTTATTCCAAGTTTATTCATTGGGTAATAACCAATTAGATAGTGACCCCTACGTTTTTAACCTATTCAATTTTGGATATACGGGTACCACATTTGCCAATGGAGTTACGGGAACATTTAAAAGAGTTATTAATCCTGATAATTTATTGGAAACAAAGTCAAAATATTATGTGAGGGAACATAAAATTTTAACAAATGTTGGAGATTGTATTATGGTTAAAAATGCGTTTGAAAAGAATCTATTTAACGAAGAGAGAAAATTTGAATATAGTTCAATAACACCAAACCAAATTTCAAGAATATCTCAAAAGACTAGTAGTAATTCATATAATGTTACGGTCAATTACGATTTAGATTTAAATGGAGTGTTGGATAATCAAAAACGACCTGTTAGTGAATTATTTTTAACTATTATTAATAAAGGATATACGGGATATTTTAATCAACCAAATAATGGTATAGGGTTAAAACAAGGTTGGGAGTTTAATTTGACAAGGCCAATAAGTTCTTGGTGGGATTTAAAAAATACTTATTCCGATACAAACATACAAACATCAAATTATACTTTGACTAGTGGTGTTACAAAAACATTTTATTATAATCAAGATTTAAAAAAAGATGATTTAATTGATGGTGACTTTTGTGAGTGGAATGATTATAACCAAATTGAAAGGGTTATTTCACCGTACTATCAAAAACTGAATTACAATCAAAACGTATTTCAAACTACTGAAACATATTCAACAAATAGTCCTGGATTTTATTACAAACCCCACACATCAATGAGGATTAGAGTTTTCTCTGATTATGTTGAGACTGCGGTTGCGGAACAAGTTGAAAATGTGCCTTTCTATTCTTTTTATTCTTCTGCCGACCAATCGTTTAGATGGAGAGACATATATACTTATGGGTTTAAGGATAACCTTGAAAGGGGTGTTGATTTCCCATTTATGAACAGCGCTCAATATCCATATCAAGAAGCCATCTTTAGATTAATACCTGAAGGAATAAACTATAACTCTTTAGGGGTTCAGTACCCAATTAAGCCATTGTTTGATGAGTGTGAATAAAGTTAAAATTAATTTAGACGGTTTTGTTGACCGACAACTTACAATCCCCATTCAGTTAACGTGGGACTATGTTGGGTTGGACCAAAGTATTGATGAATACGAAAGTAAAATCATTACTGAGGTTATTGGTGTTGGTAGAGATTTTGAGGTAACTCGATTTGCTCATGCACCTTTGACAGGTACAACAACTGAACCAACGGATATTAAATATGAGTTTAATTTTTATTCAGGAGGTTCTTTAAATGATGCTACAAATTGGAAGTCCAATTATCAGGTGGAAGGGTTTACAACTCAAGAGATTTTTTATTATACAAACAACTTTACCAATTCATTTTTTAAATTGGATTTGTATGACAATGTTGATGAAAAAAGACAGACCAATTATATAACAATTATTATACCGACACAACAAGGGTTAAAGATGGACGCAATCATGCAGACGACACCTGTTAGTATTAAAAAACCATATTTTGTTTTGGACTATGTTGGAGACAAAGAAGGTTTCTTTATCTATTGGTTAAAGAAAAGAACATTTTTGGATATCAAAACATTTTATATGACTGCCAAGTTCTATGATGCAAAAAATGGATACTTTACAAAGATGATGAATATGCCACAATCATCATTACCTGGTAACAAATATATCTTTGATGGTTCACAATATTTTTATTATCGTGTTGAATTAAATTATGAAAAACATGATTATCAAATATTCAACATGAATCCAAATCAAACAATATATCTTAATGATGCTCAAAGGGCGGGTACATTGGAACCCATAAAATGGTATGAATATGTTAACCCATAATGGAAGATTTTTATAATATTATAATATCACCTGAAACAATTAAGGGTGACTTGTTTATTGTTAATATGCAAGGTGAAAACGTTGGACCAACTTATACTGGTGAAACGACTGGTGTTTATTCGGGGATGACCCAAGTATTGACTGCGGGACCAAATGGAAGTTCAATATTATCAGGAATTACAATTCCAATTTTATTCAGACAAACTGCGGTTGACGTTGGTTACTTTAGTCCATTTGATGGAGCGGTATTACAGAAAGATGTGGTTGCCAATTTTATATTCTCATCAACAACTTCAAACCCATATGTTTATAATGTGTATAATACATCAAGTGAGTTTCAAAAATTTCTTGATTTATCATCTTATAAGGTTAGTTGGGGTGATGGGACGCCATCGCAAACCATTAGTTCATACACACCCAATTCAATCGTACACACTTATCCTGTTGCAATTGCTCAATATACAATTACATTGGAACAAACAAATCCGTGGGGAATTACAAGAGTTTCCAAAACAATCACGACACCATTTTCTGATGTGGTCATTAATAACCCAAATGGTGAAGCGTTTTTTATTCCTGTGGGTGGTAATTGGATTGAAACTCCAATCAGTTATAACTACATATTTTCAGGAGATGCCGTTAACGAAGTATCTGCTCAAACATCAAATAATTTTACAACGGTTCCATTTACGGTTTCAGGTTTAACAAAATCCAAACTTAATGAGTTGGCGATGTATGGACCATTAAAATTCCAAGTTGGAGTTCCCGTTATTAAGAACGGTCAAATATGGGGGGCGATAACTAATACTGCAACAACATTCACCGCCTATACAGTTAATTTGGTTGATTACTATGATTACATAGACGGGACAACAATATTTTTTGAACAATCTTCAGGATTTACAGAGAATAATTTAACACAAAGACCAATAACAAAAGAGGAAGTTTTAATCAAAGTTATTGACCAACCACAAATACAAACAAATGTTTTTGTTGAACGAGGAAAGAATTCAGCATACGAAAGAATCCAAAGATTAGGGGAGGTTGACAATTTAGGTGACATGATTAATTACGGATATGGATTTTTTAACGTTGAAAAAAAGAACTAAACTATTTATAAGATAAAATAAGATATGGCAATCGGTTCATACGGCACAATTAGACCTTCAGACGTTTCACCTGAAGACGTAGAGATTATATTAAATTATACTCCATCAAGGGATGTTACGAGTAATTTCGTCCTAACACAACTTGATGCACAAACAATTCTTAAACCTTATTTCAACAACACAGAAACAGGTGGAAACGCTGGTGTTGAGGTTTTGGGTGGATTATACAACTTAACATTACCTGCTGAGCAGTTCAACGCTCTTGGGATTTACACACTATACTTAAGACCCGCACAAATCAGAACAAGAATTACTGATTGTGGTGTGTTAAGTGCTTTGCCAAACGTAAAAGGAATTGTGATTGATATTTCAAATGTTCCAACACAATATCAAAATAAATTTGTTCCACAAGGATTGGTTGGATTTAGAGTTGAATATTTAAATCCTGATGGTTCAAAAATACCAAATTTCTTTAGAGTTATTACATCATCGTTCTTTTGTGAACCTGTGGTGACAAACCAAACAAATACAACACAAAAAGCAATTAGATATAGATATGTTGATGGAAATTCAAATTTAATATTCTTGACTTTATCACCATCATCATCCCCAACTAACAATCCAAACGCAACACCATTTATTGGTCAGCCAAATCAAAACATTATTATTTCAAATACATTTTTTAACCCAATTACTTTGGAAGTTGAAATGGTTGAATACGACGTATCATCTCTTGCAATTGCTCTTTATGGTAATCAAACCAAATCAATTGATGATGGTGTTTATACAATATATGACTCTGAAAATAACATATACAGACAATACAACTTGTATGAAATTAGAGACCAATTTAATGCATTGTTATATGAGGTTAGACAAAGTAGAGGTAATAATATTGATTTCAGTAAAAACTTTACAAACATAACTGGTTAATGGCAGTAAACACAACAAATACTAAATACTTTTATCCACCAAGACCAGGTAATGGCGGGGGGACTTTCTCTGACAACATTGTAGGATTACAAACTGTCGAGGGTGGAGGACTTACGCAAGGTAATTTTGAGTTTACAACAGGAGTAACAGAAAAAGTTAATCGTACATTCAATGTCGGAGCGTTCTCAGAACCAATGACTTTGGATATGATGAATATTGATAGTGTTGAAGAGAGTCGAAGAATACTTGCAACTCAATTTAGAGTTTATCCAAACTTTGATATTACTCAAGTTCTTAACTTTTCGATGTATGGTTCTCTATCTGAAAGATTTAGGGTTTCAATTACTCGTGTTATTAATTATTTCCCAGCGTCTTTAGATATTATATTTACTAATAGTGATTTCTCAACAGGTAATACTGCTTATGATATTGTTTATGATGTTCAAAATGATGAAACATATTTCAAGGTTAATGTTGATAGAATAAAAAATCCATTTGATATTGATTATTCTATTAGTGCGTCAACTAACTTAACATTGAGAGAGTTAGATGTTTCGCCATATAGAAATCTTAACAACACTTATTTAGATTATTGTGTTAGCATTGATGATAATATCTATAAGGTTTTGGCGTTTATTCCGTCTACCACATTAACATCAGGTGATATTACATTTTACGTTTCTGGTTCACCATTTGGAACAACGGCAACCACAATCCAACAAGAATATCAAATCAGACCAAATGATTATATTGTTGACAAAATATTTCAAGAAAGTTTTGATGAGGTTGAAAAATTCTTACTTAATAGATTAGTTAGACCTGAATATACTGCGGTATTTCAAGTACCACAACAAAATGAATTTGGTCAAACATATACGGATTATCAACAAGTGACTTGGCCAAAAGATGGTCCTTGGAACTTAGATATTAGTTCATTCTTATTTGACTCATACTTGGAACAAATCCAAGCAATTGCGGTTAATTTGGATTCGTTTAAGACCAATTTAATTTCAAGATTCTTAATTTCAGATTCTTTAAAAGAATTTGATACTTTGGGTAGAAAAGTTGAAAAGATATTCCAAATTTACGGTAGAAGTTTTGACCAAATAAAACAATTTATCGAAGGGTTGGCTTACATGAATTCTGTAAACTATAATCCATCAAATGATATACCTTCACAATTATTGGCTAATTTATCTCAAACATTAGGATGGTCATCTAATTTTTCACCAATTACAAATGAGGATTTCTTATCATCTGTTTTTGGTAATACATCGACACCAACTTATCCTGGTTATGCTCGAGCTTTAACGCCAACAGAATTAAACTATGCATATTATAGAAATTTAATTCTTAATGCCTCATACCTTTTTAAATCAAAAGGTACGAGAAGGTCTGTTGAATTTTTATTAAGATTGATTGGAGCACCTGATTCACTAATTGAATATAATGAACACATTTATTTGGCTGACCAAAAAATTAATCTTGACCAGTTCTATAATCAATGGGCTCAAATTTCAGGTGGTACTTACGTTCAAGAAACACCATCTTATGCTGTAGGTCAAACATATAGTATTTATGGACAAATTTATACTGCATTTACAGAAACCGCAACATATACTGATACTAATATAACATTAGCAGCATACCCTATAGATTTTGAAGGATATCCAAAAGCTCCTGTCAATACGGAAACATACTTCTTCCAAATTGGTGCTGGTTGGTATGAAACTACACCATCACATAGAAGTCCTGATAATGTTGTACTTACGGGAAATGTTTACACAGGACAAAACTTTAGTATCCAAACACAATTACAACCGTTTACTTACGGTCAGACTTATTTGAATAGATTTAGGGACTTCCCTTATATGACGGAAGGATTTAAACTTCAAAAAGTTGTTGATAATAATAAATCATGGTTAGCGGACGATGATAAAATTAGAGTTTCAACTCAAGGAGATTACAATGCATACTACTTTATCGATAATGAAAAATTAGTATTAAACGTAAAGAACGTTGACATATTCTTAAATCCGGCCCAAGGTCTTGTTTATGATGTTTGGGACCAATCAAGAAGATATGATTACCCAATTCCTGAATCAGGTTTAACCGTTGGTTATCCTGTACCAGGTGGTGTTGATTGGACATATGTTGACCCTAAGCCTAAGAAGAAAACATTCTTTGAATTCTCTCAAACTTTTTGGCAGAATATGATTAACACTCGAAACAGACAATACATCTCTGATGGTAAAACGGGTGGTTATCCTACATTACAATCTATTTGGTGGAAATACATCGAATCAGAACAAACTGTCGGGTTGCCCAACAACAAGTACACGTATCAAAAGTTAATCGATTACGTTAATGGTATAGGTCCTTATTGGACTAAGTTGGTGGAACAGATGGTTCCCGCAACAACCATTTGGAATGGCGGGGTTAGATTCGAAAACTCTGTACTACATAAACAAAAGTTTGTTTATAGAAGACAAAGAGGTTGTCAGTTTATACCAGTACCTGTTGACCCATGTTATATTATATCAAACATTTTTGATTACACATGTAATTCAGAGTATGTTGAATTTTATATTTATCCGTGGTTAAATGGTGATATTAATGTATCTGATTTTAATAGTATTCTTGCAAATAGAATTAATAATATGTTATCATCAAGTGGACTAACACTTAATGAATGTTATCAAAATTCAGTTCAGACAGAATGGTATGTTGATTTAAGAATTAATAACCAAATCATAATTCAAGATAGTTTTTATAATGGGTATGGTTATAATGATGTACCAACAGATTCGCAGTGGAGAAACGCTTTAATAGATTATCTACCAACTTTATATGGTTATGGCTACACATATTTCTTAAATGGTAATACATTAACAATAACTAATTTAGGATGTGTTTCCCAAAATTTACAAGAAACGGTAGTTTTAAACGTAGGAATAAATATTAATATAAATTGTACTAGATAATGTCAGTGTTTAATTATAACATAGCGGTTACGGGGGATTGTTCAAATACAAACTCAGGGTCAATTAGTTTGACTTTGACTGGTGGTACTCCACCATATACAGTACAATGGTTAAGTCCTGTATTATCACCTGATATTGTTACAACATCACCTGCGGTTAAAACGGGATTAAGCGCCACAACATATGCGGTTAGGGTTAATGATAGTACCCTACCAACAAATAGTGAATTTTACATTAATATACCAGTATCAAGTGGGGTATGTGCAAGTATTCTTGGAGTTATGGGAACAACATGTTCTGAAAATAACGGGGCAGTTACAGGAACATCGACATCTGATTATTCCTCAACAAGTTTTTATTTATATCATGGAGATGGGGTATTTTCTCAATCTGCAACTACAAGCCAATCTACCGTTGAATTTGGAAGCCTAACAGCGGGAACATATTATATAACTGTTCTTGACTTGGGTGGTTGTACAGGACAAAGTGCCAATTTTATCGTTGAAGATTCCGATACATTAGATTATGGACTATATGTGGTACCAAACTCATCTTGCGGAGGTAGTGCTATGGGTAAAATTATGATTACTGGTTTAACAGGTAGTCCACCATATACATATCTTTGGAACACAAGTGCCACAGGGTCAACTGTAACTGGATTAACTGCGGGAAATTACTCTGTTAGTGTCACAGATTTTTATGGATGTGTGACAACAAAGTCTGCAACAATTGTTGATGTACCGCCAATAGGGTTGGGAATATTTACAGCAACGGAACCAACTTGTTTTTCCGCCGATGGAGTTTTAACCATTCAAATTACGGGAGGAACCGCACCTTATTACTATTCTGCATCCACAGGTCAAGTGGTGGTCCAATATCCGACATCATGGTCAATATCTGGATTATCACCAGGAAATTATTCTTTCCAAGTTACCGATGCAGCTTTATGTACAATCACGGTAGGTACAACTCTAACATCACCAAATGGTATAACGTCTGTTAGTATTTCAACACAAGGTTCAACATGTTCAAGTAATGGTGGTTCAATAACTGTTTCGGTTATTGGAGGTACATCGCCTTATATCTATACTTTAATTTATCCTAATGGGAATACATTAAATGTTAGTAATAATCAAACCACTCAATTATTTTCAAATTTAGCTTCGGGAACATATTCAGTTTCGGTTCAAGATGAATCGGGATGTTTTTATATGGATGAGGTTACATTATATGCTACTAATACCTTTACAATTTCCACTGAAACTACAGGAACAACTTGCAATCGTGATAATGGTTATATCACAGTTAACAAGAGTGATGGGGGAGAATCTCCATTTGACTATTCATTAGATGGTTTAGTTAATATAAATGATACTACATTATCTGCAATTACATTTGATAATGTTTCATCGGGACAACATACAATTACCGTTACAGATAGTACGGGTTGTACCCAAACTACTCAAGTATATGTTGGGGAAAGTTCACCGTTAGATTATAGTTTATATAGCACTTCCTGTGGTACAGGTTCTGATGGGATGTTAACTGCATTTATCTCATCTGGTACTCCACCTTTCGTATTTACTTGGTCTGATAATATACCTAATAACCCACAAGAAATTACTGTCACAGGTTTAACAGGTGGAACATACAATTTAACAATAGTTGATGATAATGGATGTTCATTATCAAGAACTACCAGTATTACTTGTGATGCGGCATATGTTTCTTATCAAACTTATGTAATGGGGTCTCAAGTGTTTAACATTCAATCACAAACTAAGTTTGGATTGTTACAAATGTTGAATGTTGGATTTGATGATTTAACTTCGGGAAATACAAGTTGTAGTTTAATATCTGCAACTTTTACAGTTAAAGTTTCCGTAAATCCTTTAGGTATAACAACAAGTGATACGTTCTTTACAACAACATCTTTAAATGTTGCACCAAGTGATAATGATTATTATGATACAGTTGTTAGTTTATTAAATACAATACCTGGTATTGGTGTAATAACGGTAGATTCTGCCAATAATCAAATAATAATTCAAACAAGTCCAACTAACAATAGTTTAAATGGTCAGGAAATTATTATTGAATTGATAATCGTTTATGATACAATTTGTTTAACATGATACAGGTAAGAATAACGGAAATATCGGGAGGTACATACCCAATTGATGTCTATATATCAGATGTATATGGGAACTATCAAACTTTACTTGGTACTATAAATACAGGACCCGTTCCACCTACAGTTGAATATAATAACACAATACCTTCAATATTTAATACTGCTCCTGAGATAATGTTAACCTTAACGGATAACAATGGATGTAGTATTTTTAAATTATTACAATGTACTTTTGGTTGTACTTTCCAAATTACTATTGAATTGGCTTCTTGTGTCGTCAATATTGATATTCAAGAAGCAAATTGTAATTTTTCTATTGTATATTCAGACCCTTCTTGTGTAATATAAGATATTTTTATTTTTATAATAATCTGTTTTATTTTTTTTTTATTCAAATAAGATAGTCGTGGTATTTATTAAGTAAAACAACGAATGTCGACTTACTCTATATTAGTAACAAATAATGCACCTGGATGTGGAACTGAAATTGAACAACAATTAACAGTAACAGGTTGTACCACATATATTGTTAGATTAGCATCTAATTCAAACGCCTTAGGACCATTTAATGTTTATGTTGACAATGTAATTTATTATTCCGCACAAACAAGAACAGACATGTTTAATGGGGTTGTTGTAACCCTTGAGTGTGTAACGCCAACACCTACACCAACACCATCAGTAACTTCAATTGCCACAACCCCAACGACTACACCAACAAATACACAAACACCAACTAATACTGAGACGCCAACTCAAACCCAAACACCAACCAATACTGAAACACCAACTCAAACTCAAACACCGACAAATACTGCTACTCAGACTCAAACACCGACAGTAACTCCAACAAATACACAAACACCAACTAATACTGAGACGCCAACTCAAACCCAAACACCAACCAATACTGAAACACCAACTCAAACTCAAACATCTACTCAAACCCAAACTCCAACTCAAACCCAAACTCCAACGGTAACTACAACTGCAACACTTACACCTTCTCCGACAGCATCTGTTGGGTTAACTCCTACTGCGACTGAAACTCAAACTCCTACACCAACTGAAACACCAACAAATACACCTACTAATACTGAGACTCCAACATTAACCCCTACTCCAAGTGTCACACCCGCTGGTGTTATAATTAATCTTGAAGCATTCTATTCGTCTGGTTCAATTTATGCAGGTTATGGTGCCACTGCGTCAACATTGTCTGATGTTGCACTTAACATATCATTTATTGACGAAATAGAAACAACGGGAATCCCAATTTTTAATTCGGTAAATATTGTAATTCCGTTTGGGGAAACAACAGGATTTACACAAACCGTATTAAACGATGTTTATACCGACGCAACTCAAATATCTATTTTTAATAACCTTATAGTTAGTGCGCCTGGTTCAATTTATACTTATGCATTTATTACAGGATATACGTATAACGCAACACCTACGCCTACACCAACACAAACTCAAACGCCAACTAATACTGAAACTCCAACAAACACACCTACAAATACTGAAACACCGACACAAACTCAAACACCTACAAATACTGAAACACCGACACAAACTCAAACACCTACTAATACTGAGACTCCAACACAAACTCCTACAGAAACACCAACACAAACTCAAACACCGACTAATACTGAAACACCAACATCAACTCAGACACCGACTAATACAGAAACTCAAACACCAACACCAAGTACAACTGCAACTGCAGGTTCAACACCTACTGCAACTGAAACTCAAACACCTACCCCAACTGAAACACCAACTCAGACACCAACAAATACTGAAACTCCAACTCAGACACCAACAAATACTGAAACTCCAACTCCAACACAAACTCAGACACCAACAAATACTGAAACTCCAACTCAGACACCAACAAATACCGAGACTCCAACACAAACTCAAACACCTACTAATACTGAGACGCCAACTCAAACTCAAACTCCAACTAATACTGAAACACCAACAAATACACCAACAAATACCGAGACGCCAACTCAAACTCAGACACCTACAAATACAGAAACACCTACTCAAACTCAGACACCAACAAATACTGAGACTCCAACAAATACTCCAACAAATACCGAGACGCCAACTCAAACTCAAACACCAACTAACACAGAAACACCAACTCAAACTCAAACACCAACTAATACTGAGACTCCAACTAATACACCTACAAATACTGAAACGCCAACCCAAACTCAGACACCAACTAACACTGAAACGCCAACCCAAACTCAGACACCAACAAATACTGAGACTCCAACGAATACACCAACACCAACGGTAACTCAGACACCAACTAACACAGAAACACCAACTCAAACACCTACACCAACACCAACTAATCTACCATTCTCGGCTTACATTTTCCCTGAACCAAGTGATGTTAGTTCAACTAATAATCTTGGTCAATATATGTCAGATAATGGTGCCGTTTCATTCTATGGTTATTGGCTTAATGGTCAGGTTGCTCCGGCCGCAGGACCAAATTATTCTCCTGATTTGGACGTTTATGCTCATTTCTCAGGTTGGTCAACTACTGTTGATGGGTTCCTAACGCCTGTTACAACTTTGGCAGGACCAATAAGACAAGTTTCTGGTTCGGGTAATGATTCTTATGGTTGTGGACAAAATCAATATACGTTTGGTACTATCGCGGTAGCACCTGGACAAGTAGACCCTAGTATTCAATACTTCTATTCAATTTGGGTACCATTGGCGGGTGTTGGAGGTACAATGACAAATATGACGGTAGATATTGGTACTGGTAGTGCATGTGCAACTAATGTTATCAATGATGGTACGCCTGACCCAGGTTTATCAACACAAAACGTTATCGTAACTTCAGGAGCAGCCATTCCTGCAGGGACTTATAGAGTATTATGGTTAGGTTCGTATGCTGAACAACCAGTGGCACCTCCATTGTCTGTTACAATCTACTTTAAGGGGGACACTAAAACATAATATAAAAACATATTTTTAATATAAACAAAACAACATGTCATTTCCATATAAAAATCCTATAACCGCAAGTCAACTTTCAGGTTCTGAATCCGTAACAAGGACAGCAACATTTGGTACTAATTTTTCTGTACTCCAAACAGGTGGATATATGGAGGTATATTCACTTTCGGATTTAAATTGGTCGACATACGGTGTAACATCAGGAGCAATTCAAAATTCTGGTAATACAATACCAATTCAATTCACGAAAGGAACGGGAAGTGCATTTTCACGTGATGTATTAACGTTAAATTCTGATAATATATCTTCAGGTAGAAGGAGATTAGGTATGCAAGTATTTGTTCAGGAAACTGAAACTGTATATCAATATACAATACCAAATTATGATACACTATGGAATGCGTTGACAGGATTAACAGGTAACTCTGGAATTACTGTTACTGACTATGCAACATCGGTTAATGACCGTTCACAAGCGGGTAGAGATTTTATTAACGCTTGGACTGGTTCGACAATTGAAGGTCAAAGTGGGACAACAGTAGGAGATGCTCGTTGGAGGATATTTTATGGTAGTGACGTTCAAATTACGGGTGGTACATATTTTTCAGGTACATCAGATTTAGATTTATATAATAATACTGGCGGTACAATAACAATTACAGGTTTAACTGCTCCAATTACAGGTGGAACTTATAATAGTGGTAGCCAAACTTTAACTCTTACCAATTCACTTGGTGAGGATATTCAGGTAACTGGATTTACAAGCGGTGGAGGTGGAAGCCCTCTTACAATTTATGATGCCACGTCAGGTGTAACGGCAACAAACGTTACAGGTATGACTTTTTCAGGTGCTTCTGTTATAGATAACGGAAGTGGTAATGTAATAATTAATTTTACAGGTGGAACAGGAACATCGGGTACTAGTGGTACTTCAGGAACTTCAGGAGAATCAGGAACTAGCGGTACATCAGGTTCAAGTGGTTTAAGTGGAGTTGATGGTTCAAGTGGTTCTTCAGGAACTAGCGGTACATCAGGTTCAAGCGGTTCAAGTGGCTCTTCAGGAGAATCAGGAACTAGCGGTACATCAGGTTCAAGTGGTTCAAGTGGTTCTTCAGGAGAATCGGGAACTAGCGGTACATCAGGTTCAAGTGGTACTTCAGGAGAATCGGGAACTAGCGGAACATCAGGTTCAAGCGGTTTAAGTGGAGTTGATGGTTCAAGTGGTTCTTCAGGAACTTCAGGAGAATCAGGAACTAGCGGAACATCAGGTTCAAGCGGTACTTCAGGTTCTTCAGGAACTTCAGGAGAATCAGGAACTAGCGGAACATCAGGTTCAAGCGGTACTTCAGGTTCTTCAGGAACTTCAGGAGAATCAGGAACTAGCGGAACATCAGGTTCAAGCGGTACTTCAGGAGAATCAGGAACTAGCGGAACATCAGGTTCAAGTGGTACTTCAGGAGAATCAGGAACTAGCGGAACAGATGGTTCAAGTGGAACTTCAGGTTCATCAGGAACTAGCGGAACAGATGGTTCATCAGGAACTAGCGGAACAGATGGTACTTCAGGTTCATCAGGAACTAGCGGAACAGATGGTTCATCAGGAACTAGCGGTACAGATGGTTCATCAGGAACTAGCGGTACAGATGGTTCATCAGGAACTAGCGGTACAGATGGTAGCTCAGGAACTTCAGGTTCATCAGGCACTAGCGGAACAGATGGTTCAAGTGGAACTTCAGGTTCATCAGGAACTAGCGGTACAGATGGTTCATCAGGAACTAGCGGAAC